GTATGATGAATTCGAGAAGGAAGTATTAAATGTACCCAATGTCGAGGAGGTTGAAGAAGTGTTGAACGTTGCTGTTTTGCTTTACTCAGAACGAGATTATTGGGCAGGTGCAGACGTAGCACAGAAACATAACTGTGCTATATTTATTCGGCTCGATGATAAGTCTGTTCCAATTGATGCTATGAAGGCGAAAAAACTCATTGTTATTGGCGGTCCTACAACTGGTCATGCAAATGAGGTTTTACTGTCGGGCGATAACAAGTACGACACTGCCCAAGCTGTTAAGAAGTATTTGGGATAAGAGGTGACGATATCAATGCCTAAAGCCGAAGAGATTTTAACGCCAGATGGTAAGCGCGGTGGCTATATAATCTACTGTCAAGGGTGCAAGAACCATCATGCCTTTGATGATAGATGGACCTTTAATGGAGATTTTGAGAAACCTACATTTTCACCGTCTATGCTAGTAAATAAAAATGAACCCAGACGAAGATGCCATAGTTTTGTAACGGATGGTAAGATTCAATTCTTGTCAGATTGTTTCCATGAGTTTGCAGGACAGACATTAGGCCTTGAAGATATTGAGTAACACGCTCAATCCATTGTCACAAGCCGAGTTGAGGTATGTTGACGACATCAATGTCGGGAAGATAAGGGGGAACCTGTTGCACGTATAGGGTGCATTAAGGCAGAGTGCTGACGGAAGGGGTTAGGCACTCATTATTTTATTTGAGAGGAATTGATTTATATGCTAGAGCGATTAAGAAAACCAACTATTGTAATGGGCCTTTTGGGTGCGGTAAAATTGGCGGCAGGTGCATTTGGTTATGACATAATTTCCGACGAACAGATTAATGCTATTGCTAATGGCGTTTCCGCTATTGCAGCTGTTATTGCCACGCTGATGAATCGGGATGCTGTGAAATAACCTTTTCCATCTGAGTGGAAATATGGTATAATGTAAATGTGTAGTGGCGGAATAGGTAAACGCTTTGGGGTGAAAAAGTCGTGCAGGAAACCTTAAAATGGTTCCATGTCTGATTAAGGCAGGGTAAGGGCCAAATCACAAGGGTAATACCGAAAACCAGCAGGACATGTAAGGTGCAAATCCTTACCTACACAATTATCATCTCCCTTGGACTTAGAGGCATGTATTTATGCCATAAACCCTGTCATTAATTTGGCAGGGTTATTTTTTATTAGAGCATATTTTTGTCTATGCAATATGGTATAATGTGATTAGAACGTTGCAACTAGCTGATGACTACAGTTAGTATTGGTACACATCCAGAAAAGCCCTACTCACTTAATTGTGGGTGGGGCTTTTTATTATGTTTAAATATGGGAAATATACTGTACAAGTTTACCGTTTTATGATATACTTAGATATACTTAAAAGGAGGTTAGATACAATTGGTTCTCGAAAATTTATCTGAAATTACAACCCCTAAAGAGCTTGCTGAGTTCTTGAAAATAAGCGAGCAAACAGTAAAAAGAGCAATTAAAAGCGGTAAGCTCAAAGCACTCAAGGTTGCTAGGGATTGGAGGATTGAGCGTAATGAAGTTATTAAATGGGTTAAGGGGGAAAATAAGTGAATCCGATATATGACTTACTTAGAGCAGACGGAAGCATTGTTGTAAATAAGAATCTTATATTCTCCATTGGCCTCAACGAATCAATTATTTATGCCGAGTTGGTATCAAGGTTTAACTATTTTGCAGACAGAGGATCACTTGAGGATGACGGTTATTTCTACAATACTATTAGTGATTTACAATCCGGAACAGGACTAGGAGAAAAACCTCAAAGGTCTGCTATTAAAAATCTCGAGAAGATAGGATTAATAGATATCGACAGAAGGGGTATGCCCCCAAAAAGATATTTCGCCATCCTTGACAATGAAGTTCTCCTAAAGGATTTACTTAAAAAAGGTAAGGTTAAGCAAGCTGAAACCCTTGCTACATCACAATTACGCCATTCGGGAGGAATTAAAGGCTCCCAAGTAGCCGAAACAAAAACGCTATATGGGAGAGCAAATAATACTAAGTCTAAGAATACAAAACATAATACTAACCACATGGGAATTCCATCTGACGATGCGAATTCGTGTGTAAGGGAAAAGGCAATTTCTTTTTCAGAATACAAACTTAAATATGTTGTAGGTGATTTCGAGGAAGAAAGTATTGAGTATTATTTAGAATTATTCAAACGGCACAAGAAAAAAGATCATCCAAAATTAACGAGTAAGAAGTGGTCTTATATTGTAGACACATGGTTCTACCTTTGGGATAGTCAAAGAAAAACATCGGTTGATAATGACATTTACGTAATGGAGAATATAATAAATGCTCATTTTAAAACCAAGTACACATCAGGCGATCATAGTATGATTCATTTCTTGTCAGGAGAGATAAAGATTAACCGTTATTATGAGACTAAGTATGACGAAAGGCGTGAGGTTAATTAAGGAATACACAGTCTTGGGCATTAAAACAAATTAGGAAGAGGGGGAAATGAAAGATGGATTTAGGCGGCAGAAAGGAACTATTCAAAGTCTTAACCGGAAGTCATAACTACAACATGAATACTCCTGAAAGTGACAAGGATTACAAAATATTCGTGCTACCAACCTTTGATGACTTATACCATGGTAAGGAATTCTCAACTTCACATGTTGGGGAAACCGAGGATTACGATGTTCACGACATACGAAAAGCTGGTCATTTATGGTGGAAGGCTAATATTAACTTTGTGGAGGTTTTGTTTACTGAGGAACTTCATATTAACCCAAGATTAAAGTCAAATACATTAGGTATCATTAGTACGATATTCCGTCACAAACACGAAATTGCAAGAATGAATCTACCATATCTTTATGATGCCTGTATTGGTATGTTCTTAAATAAGCGTAACAATATTGACAAGGGGACAAAGGGAACCAAACATCTTGTAGATAAGTTTGGATTCGACACAAAACAAGCTGCGCACAGTATTAGGGTTTTGGATTTCTTGAAAAGATTTGCCGATGGAGGATTTGGTGATTTCAAAAAAGCTATTTGGTATGAGGACAAAGAGCCTGATAAATCCTTACTGCTCTCGATTAAAAATGGAGAAGTCACTAGGAATATGTACTTGGAATTGGCCAGTAAAACATTTGTATCCACTCAAGAAAATTACAAGATGCTTTATAAGGAACAAAAGCCAAACGAGGAAATAAGAGAACATCTATTGAGGCTAGTTAAGGATATGGTAAGGGAAGAATTGGAGTAGGTCCTTAAAAGAGAAGGGGGAAGTAAATAGATGGTTTGGAGTTGTAAAACATGCGTTAATAAGAGCTGCCATAAGTCGAAGAGGGAAAAGGGGATACTCTGCTTAGGATATATGGCATCTGTGGGATTAAGATTAATCAAGTAGTAGGCGTTAGGTGTTAAAACAGGATAAGCGAAGGAGGGATAAGTAAAGATGGCAAGATTTGAAGGCACTCCATTAGAACTCATACTCAATTATTACGATATTGAGATTATGGAAGAATTCGAGATAACAAATATGGCCGACAGTCCTTATTATTTTAATTGCGCCGGTTCGCTTTGTAATCGCGAAAATAAGATTAGAAATGAGCTATTACATACTTTATTGACTGAGCCGAAAAAGTTTAAGCGAAGTCGTAAGATGTGGAAGATAGAGAAGGGTGGAGAATAGTAATGGCAAGTTGGGCAGAGGTAATCAATAAAATTAGCGAGCAGGAAAGGGAATGCAATAACAAGCTCGCTCCGAGTAAGTACAAACTGGATAATATCGTTGGCTGCGCAAGGACTATTCATGAATACACCGTATTGATGAAAAACTCTTCAGATATGGCACATCAAGGATTAATTAGTTTCGATATGGCTCAAAAGATTTTAAACGGAACAAAAAAGAGGATTGATGAGACAATTAAGTACATGGAGGCATACTTGATGATTGAGAAGGAGGAATAAAATTGAGTGACATAGAATGGATTAAGAATCTAAAAGTCGGTGACGAAGTTGTTGTTACTACTGGTAGTTATGGGAAAAGAATATCAAAAGTGACAAAGATAACTCCTAAAGGGTTTATAAATGTTGGGCATGAATATTTTAATCCCAACGGTAGTCAAAGGGGTGGCGATACTTGGCATAAGTCTAGTTTGTCACAATTGACAGATGAGGTTATGCTTGAGTTTAAAAAGAAAAGATTAGTAGGTAAGTGCGTAGATATTAAGTTCGCTGAATTAACAATAGAAAAGCTTGAAAATATATTATCAATCGCAACAAAGGAGGAATAACCTTGAACATGAAAGAAATATTGCAGGGGTGAAGTATGAAAAAGCTGCTTCAATCAACAATAGAAAACGATACAGGAGCCTACGATGTATGGATAGAAAAACGCTTCTGCCACGACGAATACCGATTCTTTGCCAAACAGATTAGCGTCAAGGTGAACGGTGAACATTATCGCATTGATTCGATGTTGGATAGCTTTAGGTATGCAGTAATGGAACCGATAAGCCTAACTTGTGATTCTGACTTTACTGAATACGAAATAAGATTAAATGAGTTCGACAATTGGTATGTAGGCAAGATAACAGAGTTGAAAAGAAGGATGCAGGGTTTTTGTTGGGATGTAAACCGTAAGGCTAAGAATAAGATTAGAAGAGTATCGTAGGGGGGTATTATTTTTATGTGTGGAGAAATCGAGTTTGGCAAATGTGGGATATGCGGCAAGGAAAAGCAATTAACGCGAACATATTTCAGGTATCCAAATATGAAATGTGAGTGCCATAGTCCTTGTCATTTTGATTTGATAATCCATTGTAGGGATTGCGTTCCGGTAAGGCCGAGGGAAACAAAGGTATTATTGCGAACAGATTTGTTATTATAGGAGGGATGAAGGATGCTAGAAAAACTAAACGACTATGATTGGGAAGAAGTCTTCAAGTACGCAAACCCTACTGCCGTTCTGGTAGAAGAAAAAATAAATACTGATGAGTTTACGAGGGAAGATGTTTCGGAGATTATCGCTATCGAAGACGGATGCAACGACGAAGAGGAATGGGTAGGGGTGTTTAAATTAAAGGATGGTCGGTATGTTTCCTTGAGAGCAGGGTGTGATTATACCGGTTGGGGGTGACAAGAGGGTGGAGATTCGCAGGTTGCGAATACTTTAGATGATATTATTAAATTTGGATTAAGCGCAGAGGAAAGGCGTAGACTTAATTTAGCCCTTGAAAGTGATAAACTTGAGATGAAATATTTCAATATTCGATAACAAAACAAATACCCCACTCAAAACGAGTAGGGTATTTTCTATTTCAAGGGGATGAATTTGTTTAATACCCCCAAAGTAGTAACGTTATTCTCCCCAAACTTAGTCCTATAAACAGTCGCGAAGTACAGATTGCTCTCTGTAGTTGTTCTGTCGATTAATGGGTCTGCAAGTATTGAAACTAATCCGGATGGATTATACCCAAGGATATTTTGCTTTGTGTAGTCGATGTAGTTTTCTTTATTTGGATTGGTGGCCAAGAGAACTAGGGCTAATAGGATTAAGATTAATTTTCGCATCTCTTTTCCCTCCTTTGAGTTAATATGTCCGAATTAAAAAAAGATATGCAAAAGACTCTACTCGATTAAAGCAGAGTCTTTCTTGTCTCACAAACAGAAAACCAAAACCTTTGCCATCATCCACAATCCACTAATGAGTAGAGAGCCACCTAAAACCTGAACCTTGGCTGCCTGACCTTCCTTTGTGCTTGGCATCTCTCCTGGCATTTGTACTCCGTCTAATAGTTGTGGTGGGAATACAGGGTCCTTAATCTCCCTTGTCTCTCCTGCATCGGTTGTTAAATGCTTTCTCACTCCTGATATCAACCTATCAATATTGTCGTTATCTCTGAAGTGCTTCCCAATCTCAACTTCGATTTCATCAGTAACACCCTCTGCCGTGACGGTTCTGCGATACTTGAATACATCTTTGTCGTATTTCCCGTTACTCCCAGCTCCTTTGATTTTACCCTGCACATATTTGCCTATCCTATCCAATCCTCCAAGGCTTGCTAACTGCATATTCTCAGGGACCGCCACAATCATTTCGCCTTTTGGCAATAGGCTACTCCATTCCTGCAATGTCGCATGACCTAACTGTGGACTCTGTTCTAGCCAAAACATTCCGTTGTTCTCTGGCATTGGGTAGAGGTAGAAGATAAACGTATGAGGGGCTAGGATTGTCTGTGGGGTTGATGCTTGAGCTTTGAAGGGACTTATGAGGGATATGCCCATTACAATCATTAGAAGGGAAATGGCGAAATATCGCTTGACCGTGGATTTCTTGACGATGATTATACGCATGATTATTCCTCCTTTAATTTAGGTATTTAGCAGGGTCCTGAGTTTTCCCATTAACCCTAATTTCAAAATGAAGGTGAGGGCCGGTACTCCTGCCTGTGTTGCCCACGAGTGCGATTCCATCCCCCTTCAACACATTATCCCTCTCCTTAACCAGTACTTCGCTACAATGGGCATATAAGCTCTCGTAACCGCCACCATGGGATACTAAGACCATTAATCCATATACAGGGTCAGAGACAACCTTCTCGACTCTCCCTGCGCGTGCTACGATAATCTCTTTCCCCTCCTTGGCCCCGATATCAATTCCATGGTGATCTTCCCCTTTATAACTTTGAGTAACCTTCCCTTTAACCGGAATATCCCATTCCACATTACCTGATATCCTTTCCCATGGTCCAAGGTATCCGACTCCTGGGGAAGCATTGTCCTCACCGCCTAAAACACTGTCAATCGTACTTTTCCCTTCACTGTAGGTTGTAGCGAAAGAATGGATATCATCGAAAAATCTCGTTGCCATTGGGGCCACAGTGATGTATATGGCTAGAAAGATTGCTGACCAATAGATATATTTGAGAAGATGTTTGCCGGCGGGGAACGCAAGTTCAATAAACATTCTGGTAATAACATACATAAAAGCTAATTTTGCAATCGACTCAATCATTGCCATATACCTTGAGAAGCTTGTTTTGCGATGACCATAAACTTACTCACATACTGATAGCCAATTAATACAAAGGTTACTCCGCCTATTAGCCAGACCAGTTTCATGAACTTACCACCTTTGCCCGTAAAGTCCGAGAACTCTTGGCATAACCACATAAACCCGACTAACTTTAGGAGATTAAACATTAACTTAATAGCGGCCTCGGCAGCGTCCATTTACCTCAATCCCTTCTGTCGAAATTCCTCCCTTTTCCTGAGTGCAATCTTCCAACAAATCTCCTTGAGCTTCTCAAGTTCGTAGAATTCAAGTCGAACGTTTTTCATACCGGATAACTCTTTTTGCAGTTGAGTCTTGAGTTTGTTGAACGGTCCTGTTGTGACTACCATGAGATTAAGCAACTGATCTTGAGCGAATGTCTCGAATAATGCTCGGTAGTTCTTGTTCCAACTGTTTGATGATTCAAGCACTTGAAACTCACAAAAGTTGTAGATATCGCCATAGATTTTGTGATGAATCACAGCGTAAGAATCTGGAATGGGGAACTTATCGTTAGAAGTAAAGAATCTCCTTTCTTCTTGTTTAAAGTAAGTTATCTCTTGAGTGCCTTGAGAATCGAGAACTTTCATGTTTAGGGCTACATAAATCCATGATTTGCCTAACCGGTGCTGAATTTGGTCGGGCCGTTTGTTGTCGTAGGGATAAAACCAATCGGGCATATCGGACCATTTCATTTCGACTCGACGAATGAATTTGTCTTCAACTAAACGTTTGGTGCATCGGTGGGACATTTCGGTGGAGACATTCCAGAACTCAAGTAAATGGATTTGCTCCTGAGATAAGCATTTTAAGGCTTCTAGATGAGCTAGGACTCTTTGATCTCGCTTGCGTCCTTGGGCGCGGGTAGTTGGGTTCATGGTCGATTACCTCTCCTTCTATGTCGTGATAGGGTAATACTACTTTGGGGAGTTGGTCCATGAGTTGATGATACTTCTTGGGGTTTTTGTTTTCGGTGGGGAAGTAGGGGGTTTGAACTTCTTCTTCAGAATCATATTTGTAGATTGCTCGACCTGGCGTTTTGGAGATATGCGCGGCTTTATTGCTCTCAAGAATCATTTGTGAATTAATAGCATCGGCCATACGAAACGCTAATCTAGCCTCAAACTGAGATTTAAACTCACTGAATTTATTGCTACTTCCCCAGGACTTGCTAGAAGGGCGTTGGGTTGCACTTATCACATAGATTCCCTGTGAGCGATATTTCTTGACTGCCCTAAGAAGTAAATCGTCGCAACCCTTGGTTTCGCCGACCATATCAATTTCATCCACAAGCAAAACGACATAGGGCATGTGGTTTCCTTTGATGGAGTTGTATTCTAAGATGTCTCTACATTTACCAAGTTTGTTCTTGCGTTCCCTGTCGGCTTCATCAATAAGTAGTAGGAGTTTTAAGTAGTCAATTTCCTCATGAACGAAGGTTGCTCCGTAATCCTCGAAGTATTCAAACTCTTTGTTTTTCGGACCGATGATTGCAACGTGAACATAATCCTCTTGAGTTACCTTGTTGAGTAATAGAAGGGTGTAGATAATTTGGTGCATTGCGGTAGATTTGCCTTTTCCCCTTAGCCCCACAATTAGCAGGGAGTAGATAACAGTTAAGTCCTGCACAATAGGTCCGTTTGCTCCTTGACCAATAAAGATAGGGAGTGTCATTGATTTGAGATAATGAGTTGGGTCGAATGAGTAAGTGAATTCCTTGACGATAGGTATGTTACTTATGAGCATTATTGCTCCTGAACCATGCTTTTCGATTTCGCAAGTTCCTGAGATGGCTGTAGCATAGTGTGACTCTCGACTCTTGAACTCAGCGAACTCTATCCCGGGGGGAAGGTGAATGTTTAAGCACCAACTTTGCTTTAACTTTGGCCTTACTGTTGCCCAATAAACGACATCTTGAATGGTTAGGCTTTTAGCTTTGGTAATTATCTGCTGCTTGGTAATCTTTGGCTTTGTTTTTTCAATTGTGGACAGCAACGTTCGTTTATGAATAAAGGGTTTCATGGGAGATTTAGCATAGAGAATGGAAATTGTGTCGTAGATAACAGAGGGAAGCTGATTGTCAGGACCGCGATAGATGGCTTTCCTGAATTCGTTTTTTAGGTTATCCACGAAATCTTCATTGTGTTTCATTGCCTCTCCTTTCAACGTTCGTATCAACGTTTGAGCTATGGTTAAAGGTATGTGTTCGCTATTCGATTATTCTAGGTAATTAATGCCATGAATAATCGAATTATGTTAGTGACAAGATAAGATAAATCCCCCAGCCATTACGACTGAGGGACTTCGGGGAGGTTTAGAATTAAATTAACGAGGTAATCTGCAAGGGATTGAAGTTCCTTCTCATCTTCGCTATCTATAATTATCCACTCCTTCAATGCTATAATATTCTGGTTGAAGGTTGTCCTAAGACAATTAAGGAGGGATTATCTTGGCGAAAATCGACGCTTTTTATGGACGTAATTCAACTGATGAGCAAGCTGAAAAAGG